AACTGTAACTGCGGTTACAGACACGGCTCATGGGCAGGCTACAAACAACAACCTAATAATAAGCGGGGCAAAATCACCTAACGCTTTGATATCTTTAAGATTGGCTACAAATAGTGAAAAATCTGAAATAATTGATTATATAAAAATTAAGAATTTAAACAGTCCTATGGGTCAAATAATACAATATAGGGATGTAGAGAACATAGCAATAGCAGGAACTGCCGACAACCATGATTTGACAGAAGGGTGGGATCAAACGGTTGAGATTGTTGGGGCAGATCAATCGGATTATAACGGCGTTAAAAACCTATTAAAGGTCTCTAGCAAATCATTTGCATATCAGATTTCAGGAAGTCCAGTGACGCCGGCAACAGGAAGCATAAGACTTTTAGAAACGTATTATGGCGACTATAACGGATGGCAAAAAATTACTGTCATCGATACGACGACCTTCACATATGAGGTGACCAAAACAACCCTGGGAACCCCGGCTGAAGGAGAAATATACGCATCCACACCGGCTCGAATCGAGGGGGCTGTTTCAGCCCAAAGAGCTTTCGAAATATACACAAAACAAAAGGCTAAGGTGATGTGGGGTTTCGTGGTTGTAGGAACTGGTGTTGCGAATAAAGACCGCCTTACTAAAAGTGATGCAATTAGCACGCCTGGAAATTCAGAGGTTTATAGGCAAAGACTAATTCAGCAATTTAATGTTTATGTTATAACCCCGTGTACTGATGAGCTGGCAGCCGTGACTACCAGAGATTCAATGGACGATATTCTTGCGTCGTTATGCAAATCTGTTTTAAGGGTTCAATTCCCATCACCATTCGCCGAGCCCCCTTATGCTGGAGCAGTGCTTAGCAGCCATGCTTTTTATGATTACAATGGCGCTTACTATGTTCATGAATTTACATTTGAAACAACGTCAGAAATCCAATATACTGATACTGTCGATCCTGACGATAATGTGGCGTTTCGTGAAATTGATATTAATTTCTATTCGCCTTTTGCAGATGATGATACCGTTGTGATGACGGCGAACATTGATTTGGAAGACGAGTCTTTATAGGGCACCTATCTTATTATATTTTCTGTTTTTAAACATCAAATGATGCCGGAAAACAAGAGATCTTATTAAAAGCAAGCCTAATGAATCCAAGTTTAAACTAATTGCAACAAATGCTTTTTGTTGGTAGAATATTCACGGCGCATAAATCCTTTAAGGGTGGCGCCATAATTTATAAAAGAGGCAAAAATGAAAGTTAAAATCAAAAAACAACTTGGTAACTATAATATTGGACAGATTGTTAATGTTCAATGTGACGAAAAAGACATCCCATTAGATAGATATTGGCGCAACAGATTTAGAGATTCTAAGATCGACGGTTGTTTGGAAATTATAAGCAAAACAAGAAAGCCTCATCTTATGATGTCGGCACCTGAAGTAATTTGTATGTCGGAAATAAAACATGAGAAAAACAAAAAAAGAGTGGGTTGAGGAAAATAAGGATGATTTAAAAGGGGTTGATTTGTTTTGTGCTGATCTAGAGGGTGCGGACCTAAGTGGTGCTAATTTAGAGGGGGCTGTCTTGAGAAATGCTACTTTAAAAGACGCAAAACTTAGTTATGCTAATTTAAAGTGCGCTGATTTAAGGGGGGTTCTTTTAAAGGGCGCTGACTTAACTGGTGCTGATCTAGGAGGTGCTCTCCTAGGATGTGCTGTTTTAAAGAATGCTAATTTAAAGGGCGCTAATCTAGAAGGAGCTTCTTTTGATGAAGAATATGTTATAGCAAGATTAAGAGAGGCCAATTTAAAGGATGCTGATTTAGAAGGCATTAATCTAGAAGGGGCTATTATTGATGAAGAATGGGTTTTAACCAGGAAAGATGAAATTAAACTAATCATTAAAGCAGAAGTTTGAATAATGGTGGGAAGTCAAACAAAGGAAGAGTGGGAAGAGTGGAAAAAGGCGCGAGTTTTAAAAAGGACTATACGCGAAAAGATTCTAAAGGCTGAAGGATTTGAGCCCATCAGCAAAGAAGAGCGAATTAAAACATCAGTGTAAATCCTCTATTTTAGTGCGCACAGTTTGACAAATGATTTAATTGACGTATCATTCGCGGCTGCACAGCACGATCAACATGGATGTTGAGGATGTTGTATTTACACTAGTGTCAAAAAAAGGGATTTAGGCGATTCAGGACAAATATAACTATGCTGTGCAACATTTAAAGCTGCCTGCTTATTAAGCTTTTTTTAGTTAACATTCTCCTTATTAAAGGATAACGGCTTTCCCTTTAATAAGAGACTTGCTTATTAACTGCTTTATCTCCTTAAAATAAAAACAATCTATCACGCAACAGCACAATAAACAATAATTCCAATAAAATCAATAAATTTATTTTATTCATTATATGAGATAAATCATAGATTAATTCAATTTTACTGCAATATTATTAAAATAATCATTGAAATAGCGCAATGTATACAGTGACTTGTAATGTTTATGGCGTGGACATCTGGTATTATTTTTGTTATTTTAACTCAACTATATAAAAGGAGTTCACATGAGTTTAATAAACCCTAAAATTAATGCAAGCATTATCCCTCTTTATCAAAAAACTGAAGTTGATGAGCAGAAAATTTTGTTTGTAGGCCAGATGACAGCATCTGGAACAGCAACAGCTGGCGAACTAAACACGTCAATAAATAACGAAAACGGACAGGACACCTTGTTCGGCGCTACTTCAATGTTGGCGACTATGATCCGTGCGGCCAAAAAACTAAACAAAGTTTCTCGAATGGATGCAATTGCGCTTGATGACGAAGGTGCGTCTGTAGCCTCCACCGGAACAGTGGTTTTTACAGGGCCAGCGTCCGCAGCGGGATCAATAACAGTTAGCGTTGGATCGTCTATAAATAATTCTTATGAATTAGATCTGGTTAGTACAGATACTGAAACAGTGATAGGCGATGCATTGGTTGCGGCGATAACTGCTGATACGAAGGCAGTTGTGACGGCAGTGAATGCAGCTGGAACGGTGACATTAACAGCGGTTAACAAAGGATTGGAAGGAGATTCAATCGGCATTAAAATCTCAGGATCAGTGGCTGGAGTCGGTGCTTCGGCAACGGCTATGGGATCAGGTGCTACAAACCCAACTCTAACTAACGTATTTGATGTCGTAAAAGATATACGCTATGAAACGATCATATGGCCGGCTAGCTACACTCTTTCAATTGTGCAGACTTTTCTAGACAACCGATATAATTCACCAATTAGGGTTTTAGATGGTGTTGCTATACAGTCAGCAACCGATACATTGGCAAATTTAAAATTACTGCCTAATAATTCAAAGAGCGTCACAATTCATGGCAATCAACTCGTAGATACTACAGTGCACAGAGGGGGCGCAATTTTAGAGCTTGATTATGTCATCGCTTCTCAAATTGGCGCAATAAGAGCGTTGAGACTAACAGACGGATCGCAAATAAGCGATTTCGTAGACGTTGGTATAGGCGCCAAAGATGCGTTCGGCGGCATCCATACTGCAAGCCTGCCATATTTCAATACTCCATTCACTAATTTACCAGTTATTGCTAACGTAGACGAATGGACAGATAGTGAGCGAGATGAATTAAACGCCGCAGGTTTATTTATATTAGGAAACAATATCGCTAAAAATTTAATCATATCAGATAGAATTTACAGTAATTATTTAACTAATCCTGCTGGAGATCCAGACATTACTTTTAAATTCTTAAATTATATCGATACATTTTCTGTTATCAGATGGTATTTCCATCAAAACCTAGAAATAAGATTTAGACAATCACGACTTACCACCGGCAACAAGATTCCTGGATATAATATAGCAAGTGAGGGCGTTATTCAGACCGCTGTAATGGAATATTACAAGGATTTGACTGATTTAGCTTTAATTGTTCAATCGGAAGATACTCGAAAAGCATTTTTGAATAATTTAAATATATCAATTGATCTGAAAGATAGTAAAGCGATTATCAATATGGTTGTCGAACCAGTTACACAATTATCAGAAATAGATATGACTATACAAATTTCTTTTAGTACAACCAGTTAATACAGGAGAATAATACAATGGCTTTAACAGCATTATCAAATCCAAGCGCTTTCATAAACGGCATAAATGTTCAATTTAAACCTAATACTATTGCTTATTCAGACGGGTTAGGCGAGCAAAAAATCAGATCACAATCAGGTGGCGGCGGAACGTCTCAAACAGTCTTTTCAATAGACGCAGAGACAAGGTATTCTGTAGTAAAAGGAAATCTATATCCCACACCCGAAAATCTTGAATTTGTCAGAGGATGGAAATCACTAGGCAATGCTAACACAATCACTCTTAGTGATGAAAGTGGATTCAGTAGAACATTTACTTTTTGTGCAATGATTAATGAACCATCAATAACGCTGGGTGCAGATTCAGATTTTGAAGTCGAATTCCACGGTGAACCAGCAGTTTAATAATATATAGGAGTAAATATGTCTGAACTTAAAAAGAAAGAATTTAGTTTTACATTAAAAAATAAAGTTTCATATCATCACAAAGGCCAAGAAATTTTTACTGATAAAATAACATTAAAAGTTTTATCAAAAAAAACTAGGCATATTGCCAACGGTTTAAAACAATGTTTTTTTAGGGCGATGAAAAGCATGCAGAATTCAGAAGCAGCCGAACGGCAAAGTAAGACTTTAGCAACAGATAAAAATCCCATTGAGTTATTAGACGGCCCTGCTGTTTGCATGGCGTTAATGATGTCAGACATAGACATTAATATTCCGCTTGGGCATTTCAAAGCAATTTTACATAAATGCGCATATTTGGATGATGAGGGAAAGTTTTCTGATATATCATATTCGGAAATTGATCCAGATGATGTTGAAATACTTATGGGGGAATATGTCGCAAATTTTTTGATACCCTCATGGGTGGCGAAAGCGATGAAGAGCTAGGGTATTTAATTGCTAATTTATGTGTTTTTTATAAAGGATCTGTAACGTATAAAGAATTAAATGAAATGCCGTTGCCTGAGTTATATGATCTTTATCGTTACTCTCAAAGAATTAATAGAGATACAGAAAATGAACTTAGAAAGCAGAGGTCAAGATAATGTCATTTAATATTTCATACATTTTTGAGGCTATAGACGAATTTTCAGGTGTTGCCAATAAAATAACACAAAAAATAGCAGGTTTAAATCAAAAATTTAGCAGTTTAAGTAAAAATCTAACTCACGCAGGTGGCGCTATGTCATTGCGCGTAACAGCTCCCTTGGCTTTAATCGGCACTGCCGCGCTCAAATCATCTGATGATTTAGAAGAGTTTCGTAATAAACTAGATATTGTTGGCGCATCAGCTTCTGTAACCCAGTCAATGTATAAGCGTTTAATCGATTTTACTGTTAGTAGCCCATTCAATCTTAAAGATGTCAGCGCTTCTGCAACAACACTATTGACCATGGGTAATAGTATCGGCCAAACCATGAGTCAATTAAAGATTCTCGGGAACATAACCGCTGCAACAGGTGGAGACATGAAAATGTTTGCCGGAATGCTTGGAAGAGCTAAATCAAGCAGTCGCGGTGTTTCGCTATTATTCACAACATTAGGTCAATATGGTATCAATGTAAGGGAAGAGCTTGCCAGAATGGCAGCTGCAGCCGGACATGCTGGGGCAGACATAAACAAGGCGGTTCTAAAAGGATATGTAACATTTCCCATTATATTGCAAGCGATAAAAAACATCACCACAGGAAACGGACAGCTTGCTGGGCAGATGAATAAATTAGGTGGAACGCTGGGAGCGTTACTCGGGTCTGCTAAAACAGCATTACAGGCGTATGTTTTAGGGCCTCTAGGCGATCTTATAGTAAAAACATTTAATCTTGAGGGTTTATTTAAACGGATGATCAACTATTTAATGGTTAATCAAAATAAGATTAAATTATTTATTCAAACGCACAAACAGCTCGCCAAAATTGTTCTGGTGGTAGGTCTCCTAGCTGCTGCACTCGGACCAGTCTTAATCATGATGGGCGTAATGTCATTTCTAGCTGGTGTAATTTCTTTGCCATTTGTTGTTATATCTTTAATTGTATTAGCAATTGGGGCGGCTATCGTTTGGGTTTTAAAGCAATTCTTCACGTGGAAACAAATCGGTGAAGGAATAATGGCTGTTGTAAAAGTTATTGGTTTTATATTTAAAGTATTGGCGTTTGTGATTAAACAAATAGTAAACGTAATCAAGGTTGTTTTTTATATAATTAAAGGGATATTCTATATTATTAAAGAAGTCGGAAAATTTATTATTGATTCATGGCTGCATCCAGTTAAAGAGCTAGAGGCTGTTTTTAAGAAGATAGGAAGTTTCTTTGGGCACAAGAAAAAACTCGCAATAGAGCACACCCATTTAATGGGTCAAAAAGCCCCAATACAGTCTTTTTCTCCGGTTGCCGCATCTGCCGCAGGGAGCGTTAAATCACATCTTGCTATAGCTCTACAAGACCCTGGTAAATTAATAAAATCCATAGCCGGTAATAACGTAGACAATATGAGCCTTGCCACTGGGACTAATATGCGTTTTTCGAGGATTTAATATGTTAGCTTTTGACTCATTATATCCATCAAGTTATGCAGGCGCAGAATATTTGCATGTGAGCGGTACGATTACGGCTGGCAGAAAAACAGTATCCCATGAATTCCCAAACAAAACTTTTAGATATGTCGAGGATTTAGGTGAAAATTTGCGTGTTTTTGAAATAAATGGGGTAATTTCTGGGGCAGACTATTTTGCTAAAAAGCAAAAGCTTATAACCGCGTTAAACACAGTAGGAATCAATGTATTAATTCACGCATCTGAGGGTATAGTCAATGCTGTTTGTACTGGGTATACTGTAAATGAGGATTTAAAAGAGACTGGTGTTGCCACGTTTTCAATGAATTTTTCAGAAGCCGAGCCTAATAAATTTCCTGTTACCACTGATTTAAACGCTCAAACTATCGCTAATTTAGCGCAAGAATTATATCAGACTATAAGTGATTTTATCGCAAATGATTTTGTAATTAATTTTATAAGAAATGTTAGTGATGCAGCCCAGATTTTATCTCGATTAATTACAACATTAACTGCGATTTCATCTATAGCCAATTCTAGCAGCATTTCAAAAAGTGATTTTAATAAGAAATTAAGTGATTTTGATGGCGATAGATTTGTTTTACCAAAACAACCTGATGAGCTAGCCTCTCAAATGACTGATCTTATTTCCTCATTTGATGGTCTGTCAATTACGGATGCAGACAGAGATAATATAAATAATAAATTATTTGGATTTGGTGAGGAAACAGAGCTTCCAATCGGAGCAAGCGAGCAAATTCAAGAGAGAAACAGAAACGAACTGATATTAAATGGTTCTATTAACGCTTTGTCACTGGTTAACCTTTACGAAAATGCTATTAATTTTGCATATCAGGATGAAACTCAGCTAGATACTAAAATACGTGATTTAGAAAACAAATATCAGAGATTAGTGTTTGGCAATACTAATTTGATCTCAGATGATGCAGCTAATCAGCTGTATGATATACGAACCGAATGGCGCAAATATTTTGAAAACCTACGCTTAACAATCAATAAAATACTGCTCGTTACTGATGTTAAGCCAACTACTCTAAGATCATTTGTCTATTCATATTATTGGTCAGATGATAATTTTGACGCAATCATGTCGCTTAATGATTTTAAAAATCCTGCTCGGGTGAGCGGTGATATAAAAGTATTAGGGAGATAGCATGGCAACACAAGACGTAACTATAGATATAGCAGGTAGAAATTTTGATGGTTTCACGCAAGCCGCTGTTAATCGATCAATGGAAACATTGTCAAACACATTCACAATTACGGCAGTTTCATCACAAAACGTACCATTTCCTATTAAAATGGGCTCTGCCTGTGTTATCCGCGTGCTAGGAAAACCTGTCATCACAGGCTTTGTTGAAAAAATTGATGTTAAATATGATGGTGGCAGCCATGAAATAACAATAAGTGGTCGTGATCGAACATGCGATGTTGTTGATAGCACGCTTGGGGCTAATATAGTTATGAGCAATCCTTTTACCTTAAAACAATTAATTTCAAAAGTTTTAGATATCCTTGGAATTGATAATATAGATATAATAGATAAAACTGAAGTCCTTCCGCTTTCTTCTACAGTGCAATTTAAAGAAAACGTCGGCGCGATAGATTTTGGTGCTTCTGCGTTCGATTTTCTTGAAAAGTACGCGAAAAAACGCCAAGTGCTTTTAACTACAGACGGCGCTGGAAATATTGTAATAACACGGTCGGCAACTAAAATTATTAATACTGCATTAACGCTAAATCAAAACACACAAGCTTTAATAACTGAGGGTAATGTTTCATATGATAATTCGAAAAGATTTCATTTGTACCATGCGAAATCTCAGTCATCGCAAAGTTCACCGTTTAGTTCAGATAAAACAGTAACACCGCAACAATCAACAAACACGAATTCCCAGGCAAACGATAATGATATAAGAAAAACAAGAACATATTATTTTAAACCTGATAATGCCTCATCGCAAGAAGAAATAAATGATGGTGTTAAATGGGAGGCTAATTTCAGACGATCCCAATCATTAAAATATAAAGTTACTGTGCCTTATTTCCAGCCCTTAGAGGATAAAGGAACAATCTGGGAACCAAATACTTTAATTAACGTGAATGATGAATAACCAAAACTGTCACAAACAATGATGATTAGTTCTGTCAAATATTATTATTCTTCTTCAGATGGGAGCAAAGCAACGTTAGAGCTAGTGGATGATGATTCATTTAGTTTGATTGTCAATAAAAAACCAAAAAAATCAAAAACTCAAGATCAAGGCGTTAATCCATTTATAAAAAGCACGGGGAGTACATCATGACCGGACTATTAAATTATTTACAAACTAAAATAAAAAACGTTGTAAAACTTGGTTACGTGAGTCGTGTCGGCGATGACAAAGGGAATATTCCTTTAACTCAGGTGACGTATCTTGGTAACGCGGCAGATGCAGCAGTCATATTTCCATATGGCATATCTGCTTCATTGCCGGTAAATACTCAAACGTTAATGTTTAGTGTTGGCGCGAATGAAGAAAGCCTCGTGGCTATTGGATATCCGCTAGCTGAGCGATTTAAAGGGTTGCTGGAAGGAGAGGTTATCGTAGGAAGCCCGTACACACAAAGTTATGTGAAATTTTCACAAGATGGAAGTATTAGCGTTGAATCCAAAAAAGATATTACTATCACCGGATCAAACGATATTAATTTAACTATTAGCGGAAAAGCAACATTGAACATCACAGGGGATGTCGATTTGACAACGAGTGGGAATGTGAATGTAGACGCAACACAGGTTAATCTAGGCACAGGAGGGCAGCCTATCGCAAGATTAGGCGACGCTGTCACGATCGGAACCTCGACAGGGACAATAACAAGCGCGGGAACAAATACATCAATTTAAGGATTAATTATGGCATACGTTGATTTAGATTTACAGAAAAATGACGATGGGTATTATGATATATCTTTTAATTCGTCTGGCGATTTTTCAAAAACGAAAGGATTCAACACGGCTATTAAAATGTCGCTGTTTTGTGAGAAGCGAGCCTCAGAAAGCGAAGTGCCGTTGCCTGAATTTAGACGCGGATGGTATGGAAATGCATATTTAGGTTTTGACAATTTTGAATTGGGCTCTAAACTTTGGTTGTTATTTCAAGCTCGCGCTACTCAATTCGCATTAAACAAATCAGTGACATACGCCACAGATGCATTCCAATGGATGACCGACAACAACTATTTAGATAAGGTGGATGTCACCTCTGAATTTGTTCATGATAAATTACAAATCAATGTTGATTTATTGAGATCAAATAATGTAATTAGCTCTTTTGGCTACTCTATATGGGATAATACATTAATCGAAAATAACACGGGGACAGAATTATGAGTCTACAATTTCCAACTGCTATAACAGAGATATTGGATAGAATAAGAACAGATGTGCAAAATGCCATTCCAGAATCCGACCCTTTTTTGCAAGAGTCATTCTTAAATGCTTTTTTAATAGGGGTTGCATCTCGCGATTTAGATATTTATAAAACAATCAAAAACGCAATTGATGTTTTATTTCCATGGTCGGCGACGGGCGATTATTTGCGAAGATGGGGCCTTTTCAAAGGATTAGATATAAAGCCTGCATCTAGCGCGCAAGGATTGATAACAGTGACTGGCGCAGCATCTTCTATAATTCCAGAGGGGGAAGTCTTTCAAACAGTAGGCTCAACGCAATATGAGGTTATTAACGGTAATTATACAATTACTGAGAATAACATCTCTGTTGTTTCCATAACACGCTCAGGTTCAACTGCTATAGTTACAACCACAAATGACCATCATTATGCGACAAATCTTAGTGTGACGCAAGCAGGCGCTGATCAAGCTGAATATAATATTACTGCTATCATTAATGTGACTGGGGATAAAACATATACATATCAAGTCGTCGGGACTCCAACTACACCTGCAACTGGCACGATTCTTTCTACTGCGACATACGCGAGCGTTGAGATAAGGGCAATTGATACAGGATCAGACACAGACTTGGCAAATGGTGCTAAAATATCTCTCCAAACGCCAATATCAGGTGTAGATAATGATAATTATGTTCAATATGGGGAGGTTTCAGGTGGCGCGGATGAAGAAACCGATGTAGAATATAGAACCAGAATATTAGATATTTATGCAAATCCAGTATCTTTCTTTAATGTTCCTACGATAGAACAACAAGCCAAATCAATACCGGGCGTGACAAGAGTCTTTGTTCAGGAAATAACCCCTAATCCTGGGCAGATAACTGTTTATTTTACGCGTGACGATGATGATACCCCAATTCCTGATGGCTCAGAAGCAACACAAGTGAAAGAAAAACTCTTAGAAATAAAGCCTGCTTTTATGGATTCTGATGATTTGTTGGTAAATGATCCGGCATTAATTGGCGTATCTGTAAACTTTATATTTTCGTCATTATCTCCGGATACAACGGGAATGAGGGAGGCAATCGAGGAAAATTTAATAGCTATGTTTAAAACCATTCCTGAAGTCGGTGTTAATTTATCAGAAGATGCCTATCGATCAGCAATTTTCAATAGCAGTGATCCTAATACAGGCTCTTTCGTATCATCATTCACGCTATCAGCCCCAATTGGAAATATTTCAATTAATTCAGATGAAATTGCCATCTATGGAACAACTACCTGGAGTATGTAATGCCAACAACAATAGTCCCAAATCAAACTGATTTCATTGCTTTTTCTAATGATGAGAATGCCCAAATTTTGGCGCATAATTTGCCAAATGGTGAGTTATATCGCGCAAAAAATATTCCTGATAGTAATTTTTATAAATTATTACTAGGATTGGCTGCTGAGACCGGAAGAATCGAAAAATCTATAGAGGTACTGGTCGATGATTATTATATTTGGACGTCTACCGATCTGTTGCCAAGATGGGAGCAATCGCTAGGAATTCCAGACGCATGTTTTGATGCGGATCCAACTAAATTAACTGCTGATCAACGTAGAAGGCAAATTATAGCTAAATTAGCATTAATGAATCTTTTAACAGAAGAAGATTTTATCGCATTAGCAGCCTTTTTCGGATATGAGATAAAAATATATAATGGGCAGAAATATGGTGCATTTCCGATGACTTTTCCTCTGGTTTTTTTCCCGAATATAAAAGCTGCGCGCTTTACTATGATAATAGAATTTCCAACAGTAGATAGGCCGAAATCCTTCCCATATACTTTCCCTATTGATTTCACAGAAAGCCCGGTACAATTTTTACTTTGTCTTTTTAACAAATTAAAGCCTGCATGCGTTGATATAATATTTATATATGCAGATGATTGATTTATATTAATTATTTATTTTATAAATTTTTAAAGTTATTTTTAAATATTCAATAAAAATATAGCTTTCTTTTTATAAAAAACATCAAAATTCTTAAGTTTAATCAATGGCTTGCTGCCTGTTGTCGAATAGACATAAGCTCATTTTTTTGATAGTATTTATTCGTATATATAAACTATCTTAAAAGGAATCTTATTATGGCTGACGTCCCTTCAAAAGCAACCGGCAATACGCTTACAGCTGTCGAATTCAATGAAGCAAACGATGAATTAAATAACGCAATTGAATCAACAGGACAGACATTAAGTACTTCTGATTTATTTCAGACATCAAAAACAATCGCTAATTATGTCGGATCAGGATCATTCTATAATGATACTGGAGTGGCGAACGCTTATATTTGTACATTAATTGCTTCTAAACAAGGAATAACTTCTTATGCTCTTGGTACTTCAGTTAAATTTATAGCAACTAATATAAACACAGGATCATCCACAGTAAACGTGAATGCATTAGGTGTAAAAAACATTAAAGACAGCAGCGGCAATAATTTGATTCCTGGAGAAATTCAAAACGGGAAAATAATTGAATTAATCTATGATGGAACTAATTTTGTTTTATTCAATAACAGCATCTCAGGGGATGAATTCTCGACCGGAGACAGGAAGGAAACCTATAAAACCGTTGCCGATTCCGGCTGGGTAATTATGGATGACGGGACAATAGGCAGCCCTGGGTCAGTAGCTACAACAAGAGCCAATTCGGATACAGAATCACTTTATATTTTATTGTGGAACAATTGCGAAAATGCTCAATGCCCTGTGTCTGGAGGAAGAGGTGCCAGCGGATCAGCTGATTTCGCTGCTAATAAAACTTTAAATTTACCGCTAGTATTAGGAAGAGCTGCTGCCGCTTCTGGCACAGGTTTAGGTTTAACTGCTCGCTCACTAGGTGAAACAGTTGGCGATGAAACCCATCAATTAACAATTGCTGAATTGGCTGCGCATACTCATACATATGATCAGCCTGTATCTGTGAGCGGTAGAGACAATGGTGGCGATACAGTATTCCCACCATCTGCAACAGTAACAGGCTCAACCGGGGACGACGTCCCACATAACAACATGCAGCCAACATCATTTGTAAATTACATGATTAAACTATAGGAGGCATAAAATGCCAAAATCAGGAAGCGATTATCTCGGCAATATTATTCATAATATTGAGGCAACCATATTGAGCGGTCAAACCGTTTCAGAGCCAATTGATATGAGCGGCGTAACGCTTAAAACACTTTTTTTACCAGCTGCTTTTACAGGCACAGAATTAAAATTTCAAATTTCTCCTGATGGGATTACTTATTATCCGTATAAAAACATAAATGACGTGGACGTTTCTGTTACTTGCACTCAAGGGAATGCATATGGATTTGGAGCAATTGATTTTTTCAGCGTAGAGTTTTTAAAAATAATAAGTAATTCAGTTGAGAGTGCTGATAGATCCATTATTTTAATGTCAAGAGGAATTTGATATGGGTAACAAAATAATTTCAGCTCTAAGTGATGCTACGGGCGGCGGCGGCGGCGCGCTTACTCCAAAGGGAATAATCAATGTGCCAGCTGATTTTCCAACATTAGCATTAGTTAATGCTGGCGATGTGTATCTTATTGGGACAGATGTTACAGATAGTGACCCAACTAAAACAAACACTGGGCAATCGTTTACTGCCGGTGATGAGATTTTCTGGAACGGCACTGATTGGACGCATCTGGGAAGCGATAAAATTTGGATAGATGACGGAACAGACGTTAAAACAATCACCGATCCAAGAAATATTAATTTGCAGAGCGCTGGTTTAAAAGATACGAATGTTGTAACTGCTGTAAAACTAGGGGACGGTTCAAATACTTCGCTTAATACGACGAACAAAACAATTATCGGCTCTATTAATGAAACACAAGCAAACTCTATTTTTCCGTATATTGAAACATCTGTCAGCGTAAGCCCAGCAGTGCCATTCGTTACTTATTTGATTTCGGCAAGCATCGGCATTGTCGATATTTCATTGCCAGACGTAATATCAGGCGATGAAAGATTTTATCGTGCTATTTTAAAAGAAGATGGCAATCATGCTCGAATTACAACAGTCGGCGGAACTCAGCTTATAGATGGGAAAACAACTCAAGAATTAGCGACAAAAGGGACTAGTTTTACATTTAAAGCAAATGGTGTAGACGGCTATGAGACTATCCAAGATGATCGAGAGTATTATAGAATTATTCCTGTTACAACGAATTTAAATTTATCAAATGGTTATGAATCAAAAGGGTTGTATTTATGTATGCCTTCTATTGATACCGAAATAACAATCACTATTCCAGATCCTAACATAAATCATAACGGACTATTTGCTAAATTTATATTGTATACTGATAATGGCGGTTCTGTTAGAATTAAAACGGTTAGCGGAACGTCTGAAATAGGCGGATTATTAGAGCCCGTCATAGTTTCGCCGTATTCTGGTTTAGAAATAACAGATGATGGGACTCAATATATTGTTACACAGGACAGCAGACCTAAAATACAAAATTCTTCACTTACGTTTTATGGGCTAACTGAAGCGTCTGATGTTCCGCCATATAATAGAGCAGCCACAAACACATCCGACCCAGATTACAATCAAACGCCAACGGATTTAAGCACTGGTGAAATAACAACAACAGCGCAGCTTATAGGTGTTTTTATAGGCGATGTTGGTGCTCTTCAGGGATTAGTATCTGAAGGCCCAATAATAGCGAGTGCAAATTTTAGAAGAACATCAGGACTCGCCACAGCAAATTTTTTTGTTAAAACATATATTTACGATGCAAGTGAAGTTGAAACTTTATTGTCCACATCCAGCAATAGTTCTGATATTTCGTCACCAACTTATGTGGAGGTTCAGGTGTCGGGTATTAGCCCTACAAATACATTTTTAAATACTGATCGAATTGTAACAAAAGTATATGCAAATTTAAGCGGCACCGGTTCCAATCCAACATTTGACATGCAACTAGAGGGAACAAACCCGGCTAGGCTATCTTTTAGCGTTCCTGCATCAGCAATTTCGCACGATAGTCTTGCAGGAGTT